GACTTCCAATGCCACGAAACCTCTGACCCTTGCCCTTGGGCCGTGGTTCGTCAGGCAGGGACAAAGCCGCCGTCTTGGCAATAAGCGCGGGTAAATTAGAAGGGTCCTTGGGCCGCGATCCAGGGGCCTCGGCCAACGGCTTAAAATCTAGAAGCCCTTTGCCATAGTTGTCTTTCAACCACTGATCCAGATCACGAGTATCTTTAGGGGTCAGTGTTTCTCTCTCTAATATTATCCGAATTTGCTCTTCCAAGCTAGAACTCTTAATAGGGAGCCCCATAGGGCCAACAGCTTCCTGCGTGAGAAGAGTGGGTGTAGTATACGGTTGATCAAAAGGATCTTTTGGCGGCGGGTAAGAATAATTAGATGAGGACAAAAATGGATGCGGATCTAGCCGCCCTTTTAAATCCTTGATCCTATCGGACATCCGTTGGGCTCTTTTTCCTGAAAGCGGATCTTTATCCGAAAGACTTTGTATGCCCTTTTCCAGAGCGCGGGTAACGTCCCTCTTTACTGGCTTTCCAAGAAGCTCCGACAACTGCTGCTTTTCCAGAGCAAGCCTGCGCTTAATCGTACTCTGTGATGCCTCGGAATCCGGTACGCCCTCCCGCTTGCCCCCAGGCACGGAGGTTAGATCAGGAGGTTCGGGAGGGCCCCCTTTCGCCATGTGCAAAAGTTCGCTGGCGTAGACGGGTCCGCCGTGGGCCTTGTCCGTGGCGTCTTTGGCTAACGAGGCAACGCCCTGGCCCGTGGACCGTGATCCAATGTTCTGGCGCAGCCACTCCCCAAGCTCCCCCTTCTGGCTCCCAATTCCACTCCCAGGCTTGAACGTCGGGAACTCACGGCCCGTGGCCTCCTCAATCAATTGCCGGTAATTCTTATGCGCCGCAACAAAAACATCCTCCGGATCGTAGCGGCTAAACACGTCCGCAATGTTTTGCGTTATCTCCTTTTTGCCAAGCAAGTCTTGTTTGCGTTGGCTCGTCATTTCCTGGTCATAATTCTCAATAAGCTCATTTGCTGGGATCAGACCATGCTCTGCGGACAATATATGAAGATCAACGCCCGCATCTTCCATGCCCTTGGGGACGTTCTCCGCACCGCCAAAATGCTTGTTTAAAGCCTGCCATAATTGGCCCTTGTACAACTTGGAAGCTTCAACGGCACAGGTTACCGGATTTTTAGCCCCGCTACACGATACTACCAAAAGTTTTTTCTTGCCGGGGCCCTTTCCAGAAGGACCGAACATATCTTTGGCTTTGCCTGCCTGTGTGGCGAGACCTTGGTTTCTACTCTGCTGCTCTATAGGCAAGTTTTCTTGTACGTTCTCTCCCGTAACATACCGTGTCAACGTGCCAACACCGCGTCTTACTAGAGGCGCTACCTCCTCCACGGCCTTTTTTACTACCTTACCTGAGCCGCCGCCAATCAGATTTAAGGACTGTTGTATGTACTCTGCCTCTTTTTGATCAAAACCAGTAAGGCCGGAGCCTCCTTTAGGACGGCCCTCTATTCTAGATTGTAGATCAGCCTCCTGTATTGCCGCGTCTCTTTGAGCAAGGTTCCTTTGTGCCCGAAACTCCTCAATCATCTCCTTGTTGCGTTGTCCCTGGGCTATTTGCTCGTCGGTAGGAATGCCCATATAGAGTTCCTGCTCATATAGATCGGGGGGACCACCCTTTGCCATGTGCAAAGCCTCGCTGGCATATATAGGACCGCCGTGGGCTCTGCTGGTTTTCCCTACACCTACCACTATCTGTTCAGGAATTTCCAAACGCTCAAGAAATCTTTTCGCTTCCGCCGTATATGGAATGGTCTTCTGACCAAGATGGCGGCTTTCTGTAGGAGGGGTTTCCAACCTTTGCTGCGGCGTAAGATCCATACGCGCCTGCACAATTCCAGCCTCCACCTCTCCGGCATGTTTTGCATAGATCCATGTGGCAAGAGTATCCATCTCTTGCTTATAGGCGTCCTTGAAACTGCTAGAGGTTGCCCCCGACCTCGTTAAAATATTTTCGATTTTTTCCGCATCTTCTCGTAGTGTCTGTATTTTTTCCCTGTCCTCCAGGGTCCTCTTGGGATCCTTCACAATCGGAAGACGTTCTTCCATATGTTGAGCGGTTGCCAAATGCTCTTTAGCAAGTTGCCTTAGTTCTACCTTGGCATCCTTAAACCATTTTTGTACCTCTTGTAACTCGTAGGGCAAAGGAGTTCCCGACGCTTTCTTTTTATTGCCGTCCTTAAAAAGCTCTCGCATTTTTCTTGGACCGGACCCTTTCGCAAAGCCCTCTTGATATTGAATAAAATGCTGCAATTCATGCAGAATTACACTTTTAATGTCTTCGGGGGCTGCGGTTACCTTTATCCTTGCTGGAGCCTTTTGAAAAGCAGGTCTATGACTTCCCGTGGGAACCTTTCTGCCTCTTTCAATAGTGACATCCAGGTGAATGCCTTTAAGTGCAGGATACGCTTTCTCTAGATCAGGAAAGCTGAGGATATCGTCCCAACGTAAAGGGGACTTTGTCGTAGGGTTGCTATATCGATAACGTCCATCCGAATTATCCTCAAGTCCAACACCATACTTTTCACTCTTAAACTTCAAGTTCTCAGCAGTAGGGATCTCCAACCGCCAAAGATTATCCCCAGGGTTTTTGTGCCAGCCATAGTTGGTTCTCAGGTTCTCATTTAAATACTTATTCTTACTAGCAGCAACAGTAGGCCAGAAGGGGTCTGCATTTGAATCAGCCTTCTTCTCCATTATCTTGGCTTTTTCGAGGTTCTCAGACACGTCCTTACCAAGATTTTTCGCCCCATGTGGGCCAATAAACATGCCCAGGGACCGGGCTTGCTTGGCACCGACGCCGAGGGCAGCTAGCCCGCCACCGAGGCCCGCGACCGAAAGGGCGGCTTCCGCTGAGGTTTTCGGCGTGGGGTTGGTTACCGCTTCCTTGATGATGCTACCAAGGCCCTTGCCCATTCCCACCACAGCCTTAGCAGGAAGTGCCGTGGTGTCCAAAACGGCCTGCGTCGTGTCGGGATTTTCCCAGGGCTTGGGAATAGCGTCCCACAGCTTTCCGCCTTCGTCCACAAGATATGAACCGAGGCGCTGGTCCTGGACGGCAGCAATAAGAGGCGCTCTGTTTGTTTGCAGGTCTTTCCAAAACGTGCCCAAGCCGGAGGGGCCATACGCGGCGACCTGCCGTCTCTGATCGGCAGTCATGCCGCCAGCAGGATCTGTGTCGTCAACCATAATACGCCTCAAACTTCACAGGCCGTGGCTCGTCGTCCTGGTAATCCGTCGGAAGCTGGACAAAATTGCCCTGCCGGTAGCGCATTAAAGCTTGTGTAGTGCTGTCCACCAAATCGTCATACTCCCCGTTGGGAAAAGCTGCACATTCTTCGATGACCTCTTCTGCCCACCGTTCATCAGGAGCCCAGATTGCACCAGATTCAAATAATGGCGAAATAGAGTGGACCCGCGATAACTTATCATTACCGCGACTAGGCGTAAAGTTCACCACAGGAATGCCGACATTTCGTAACTCGTGGGTCAAAGGAAGCCCCGACGCTTTCGCTTCGATGATGACCGTCTCAGGGTCCCAAAACTTATATTGCTCCAACGCGATTGCCTTCAATTCAGGAAACTCCCAGCGGCCCTTTTTGGCGTCCAGCAATATCAAATTAGGCGGACCCCCCACCTCGTCAGGATAAAACACCCCCCACGTCGTTATCGCACTAAAGTCCGCCGTCTCCCGCTTACTATACGCCGTGTCGTAGCTCTGAATGACGTATTGAAGGTCAGGAACACTATCCTTGTCCCAAAGCCGCCACCACTCCCGCTTGAGGATCGATATCTCGTCGCCAACAGGGTTCTGCTGGTACTGGGCATTCCACTTATATGGCGGTACAGAGTACTTGACGCTATTAAGTTCCTCTATCGACCAAAACTCAGGCCAACAAGCTTGCCCGGACGGCAAAACCGCAGGAAGCTCTACTACCTCCCATTGGTCCGCTTTCGGGTCCTTCATCTGAGCGCGTACCAGTTGTCCCGTCATGTCCTTCTCCGACCAACGGGTCTGGACCAAAACAATTGCCGCTCCAGGCTGAAGCCGCTGACGAGGACCGCCAGTGTACCAGTCCCAGGCGTCGTCAAAGCCCGTATTGGACATGGCCGTCTGCTCCGAATGCGGATCGTCTATGACCAGTAAGTCCGCGCCACGGCCAGCTAAGTTCGAACCAACGCCCACGGCGTAGTACATGCCGCCTTGCCGCGTGTCCCACCGCCCAGCGGCTTTACTGTCTACCGACAATTGCGTGTCTGAGAATATCTCCCTGTAGTCCTCCTCCTCCAGAAGGTTCTTCACCTTCCGGCCAAAGTTTACCGCAAGCTCCGTGGTGTGCGTCGCCTGGATGATCTTCAGTTTTGGGTTAAGCCCTATCATCCATGCGGGAAACAAAAAGCTGGCGAACTCAGACTTCGTGTGCCGTGGGGCCATGTTGATGATCAAACGCTTCAACTCGCCCTTGGCTACGCGCTCGAACTTCTCCGCAATGATCCCATGATGGTTGCCAAAGATGAAATCCGGCCACATTGCTCTAACGAAAGCCAAAAAGTTGTCCCGGCACTTGTCCACCTTCTCCAATTGCGCCAAGCGCAGTTGAAGCTTCAGCTTCTTATCAAAAAGCTCTGGGGGCCCCTGGAAGCTAGTACTCATTCTCAACGACCTCAGTTATACGGGTCCAATCCAACGGATCCTCAAATTCGGCCACAGGCTTTGCCCCCTTTACGCCGTCCATGGACAACGGTATCACAGCTTCGGGGGGATATAAAAAAAGTCGCGGTGTGCCCTCTTTTAGTTCCTGCCGAACAAAAAGCCACACGCTGGCATGTTCGTGTCTGCGAAAGAAGCCAACCTGATGTGGGGAAAGTCGTACCGAATTGTCTTTTGTGTACTTTAGTTCTATCAGATGAAAACGTCCCTTGGCATCACAAACTAGAATGTCAGGAACCCCCGGAAGTGCCCAACTCTCCAGCCTCGTCATCGTCCAGTTCGCTTCGCTCTTCGCAATCCCCGTCTTCATCTTCCTCCAGAACCCCCCCTCGCTCTTCGTGTACGCCTCCGCTGGCATCGTTCTCGGGCTGTTCTTCGGCCTCTTCGGGCGTGACGTCAATAATGCCATCGTTAAAACCCTCTTCTATCTTCTTCAGTTCCGCCAAAACTTCTTCTTTGCTCATGGAGTCTATGCTGCCGTACCGAACCTCCGAACGGGAAACGTAAATGTCCCCCTGGGCCAAGCCGCGAGCTTTCTCTGCCTGTACCGCCGCAGAGTACGCCCCGTTCTGTATAGCGTCATCACGAATGTCCTTTAAATCCCGGACATGGCGCTCATACGTGACGCCATACTTTGCATCCAATTCCGCCTGCTGCCTCCGGATCTCGGCAACAACGTGCGGGGATATCTCAACATTCGTAAGCTCCCACGCACGAGAATGCGCGGATCGCGGGGCGTAGCCAGCGCGTATCGCCGCCTCCCTCATGGTTATCATACCATCATTAGCGACCAGTTCGCCCACGAACCGGCGTTGCATGGCTGTGAGTTTTCGGTCCACGCCTTTCGGTACGTTTCGTTTTTGTACAATTTTTTCGAAGTCCGTTTGGGTCACTCGACTGACAGGGTTATTGGTTTCAGACATCTCATACCTCCTGAAAATGAAAAATTTTTTACCCCCCAAAGGGGGCCCCTGAAGCTTCTTTATATACGAGTTATAGCATAAAAGGTCCAGTTCGTTTTTACCCTATATTGTTTGCGCGAAACATGCACCTTGTGCTTGGCGGCTACGGGGGCACCGCGGCGTGGATTTTTGGCAGTTTTCCGCCGTTTTTCGCACTCGGGATCCGACCCGATATCCACGGGCCCCTGATTACTTTATTCGCTGGAAGCGCGCC